ATGAAAACAACGCCCAAGCGCAACCGCTCAGACTCTGCCAGTGCTGCCATTCGCGCAATGCAAGCTGTAGCACTTGGCCCGCTGCAACCGCCTGAGCATGTGTGTCTGCGTCCTGGGGATCTGCCCTTCTGGAATGCCATCATGAAAAGCCGGGCACGCGACACCTGGACAGAAGTAGACCTCTGCACCGCTGGCAACATGGCCCGCAGTCAGGCAGACATCGAGCGCCTTCAAAAAGTGATCGACCAAAACGGCTACATCATGGAAGACGGCAAACTTAACCCGGCTGCTGTCCTGGTTGAAACACTCACAAAGCGCACGGTGAGCCTGGCCCGCGCCCTGCACGTTCACGCTGTGGCTACTGTGGGCGAATCCAAGAACGCCAGCAAAGCACTAGCCAACGAGCGTAACGCCGCCGCTGAGGAAGACGATGATCTGATTCCAAGGCTGAAGGCTGCGTGATGACAAGGGCCGGGCGGGTGATCGCCTTCATTGAAAAACACTGTCTTACACCTGATGGTGCTGACGTGGGGCGCCCGTTTGTCCTGGCTGATTTTCAGAAGACGTTTATCAGGGATGTGTACGACAACCCCAACGGCACGCGCCGCGCCATCCTGTCGGTAAGCCGCAAGAATGGCAAATCTGGTTTGATCGCTGGCCTACTCTTAGCCCACCTGGTCGGGCCTGAGGCCAAACAGAATAGCCAACTGGTGAGCGGGGCCATGAGCCGCGACCAAGCCGCCCTAGTGTTCAATCTGGCTAGCAAGATGGTGCAACTCTCGCCCACCCTGTCGGGCATCGTGAGAATCATCCCATCGGGCAAGCGCCTGTTAGGGCTACCGCTCAACACCGAGTACAAAGCCCTTGCTGCTGACGGCAAGACCGCACACGGCCTGTCTCCCATCCTTGCCATCCTTGACGAGATCGGCCAGATACGCGGCCCGCAATCTGATTTTGTGGACGCGATAACAACATCACAAGGTGCCCACGCTGCGCCGCTGCTGATCGCCATTTCCACAAGCGCCGCGAATGACGCTGATCTGCTGTCGGTCTGGATTGATGACGCTGCCAGCTCCAAAGATCCGCGCATCGTGTCCCATGTGTACGCCGCGCCCGCTGGTGCTGACCTGATGGACGAAAGCGCATGGTATGCGTCAAACCCTGCCCTGGGCCTGTTCCGCAGCCTGGACGACCTACGCGAACAGCTCACGCAAGCGCAGCGCATGCCATCAATGGAGAACTCCGCAAGGAACCTCTTATTGAACCAAAGAATTTCTACAGTCTCGCCCTTCATATCGCCAAACGTGTGGCAAAGCTGCGCGGGTGCTGTCCTGCCCTTTGGTGACGCTCCGGTTTATGGCGGGATCGACCTCTCTGCCAAAACTGACTTATCCGCGCTGGTGTTGATCGGCAAAGTCGCCGGGCAATGGCAAGTTGTCACCCATGCCTGGACTCCCGAATCTGGCTTAGAGGACCGCAGCAAGCGTGATAGAGCCCCTTATTCAACATGGCACCGCCAAGGCTACTTACACAGCACGCCGGGGGCAACCATTGATTACGAGTTTGTCGCCGCTGACATGGCCGCAATCACGGCGGGGCTGAATATTCAAAGCATCGCCTTTGACAGATGGCGCATTGATCTGCTTAAAAAAGAGCTGTCAAAGATCGGCTGTGATCTGCCATTGATCCCCATCGGTCAGGGTTTCCGCGACCAAAGTGTTTGCCTGGACATGCTGGAAGCCGAGCTACTGAATGGCCGCATCAACCACGGCGGGCACCCTGTCCTACAAATGGCCGCTGCAAACGCCATCGTGGTTCGTGATCCTGCTGGAGGCCGCAAGTTAGACAAAGGACGCGCTACCGGCCGCATAGACCCATTGGCGGCACTGGCTAATGCCTTTGGAGCTGCTGCCCAAGCCGTTGAAGAACAAGCGTATGGCAGTGATGCATTCACATTTATTTGACCTCGAAAGAGGCTTTGTCCCGTGTGTTGCCGGGGGGTTTCGACCCATATGCAACAGGCGCGTTAGTCGGGCAGTGGCGCTATCAGCAATAACCCCGAATGCCAGTAGAGGAACCAATCGGCGCGACTTTGAAGCTGCGGGATGTAGTGGAGAAGCTGGCGTGTCTCGAACCTTTCACCTCGTGACTGGCACCTATTTTGTGACGCTAACGAAAGTCAAAACATGCTGACACTTGAAGAAACGAAATTACACCTCCGGGTTGACCACGAACACGAGGACGCGCTGATAACGGCTCTGATGAGCGCAGCCACGACCACCACGGCCAATTACCTGGGCTTACCTGTGGATCAGCTCACGACCACGACACCCAGCCCGATTAAGAGCGCCGCCTTACTGATGGTGGCGGATCTGTTTGAGAACAGGACAAGCCAAGTAGAGCGCCCACTTTATGCAAACGCCGCATATGAGCGCCTTCTATCCACTTACAGAGTGTTTGCATGAACCCCGGCCAGCTCAACCAAAGAATTCTTATTGAGCGCCTGGAGCTGTCCCAAGATGAGATAGGGCAACCGATAGAGGCATGGGTGACGCTGGCAACCACCTGGGCCGCTGTAGAGCCTCAGGCGGGGCGTGAGTTTGTCGCGGGTGGAGCTGCACAGTCTGAGCTAACCACGCGCATCAGGCTGCGTTACCGGCCTGGCATGACCTCAGGGGATCGCGTGACCCATGAAGGCCGGGTGTATGACGTGCAAAGCGTGATTGACTACCGCAGCGCCAAGCGTGAAATTGTGCTGATGTGTCGGGGGTGATGCATCTATAACTTTGTTAGAGATAGAGGTGCAGGTGGCCGTATCTTGGGAATTTCCCAAGATAGAGGTGCTGGCGTTGTCACTTGGGAATTCCCAAGTGAGGGTGGACACTCAGTAGCTACCCTCAACGGTCCACACTGAACGTCACTTGATTCCGAGTCAAGTGAGCGGCAAAAACGCAACCGCTGCGTATTTGAATCGATGCCTGGCAAACTGCTGTTACAGTCGCACCAACGGTTTCGCACAGTCCACAAAGCGAAAAACCCCAGAGGCTGGAATCTCTGAGGCTTTCTAGGACTTGCGATAGGAACCCCGGAAAGGTATCGCTTGTCCATGCGGCATAGTGTACCAATCCGGCTAACCGCTTGCAAATTGCACGTCGAATACTGCCGGGAACCCCTTCATGGACTTGACCCGCCCGGCTACTGTTTCTCGGTTCGTTTGCGCGCCCGTAGTTGCTAGAGCGGTAATCATCCAAAGCAACACCCAGAGGCTTTTTGTCGTGACGGGGGATGAGCAGGGCGAACCTGTGAACACGACTGCTGTACTGCTACGCCAGCTCTACAGACCCGTACAGGCTCCGCCCGGCTCCGTCTGGCATAGAGGTATTGGGATAAGCGCCAAACTTTGCACCACTGCAAGGCTGGGCGAAGCTATCCCAAACCCACCACCCCCACCATCCGGCAGCTAAGGGGCAAGTCCTTTTCTCCGGTTTTACTGTCTTCCTGAATCAAATATTAAAGGGCTGTTTGGCAACCCGTAGGGGCGTCAGTCCGATTGTGGTCATGTGGTCAAGGGGTTTTTTGCCTTGTCCACATGTCCACATGACGATGACAACAAATAGTTAATGCTGGTGTCTTAATTGCAGAATACAATCATCATGTAATCAAATCACAATTAAGAGAGTGGCAACATGATTTTGACCGTAGGCAATACAAAGGGTGGGGTAGGCAAAACGACGCTGGCTGTAAGTCTCGCCATTGGGCTATCCATTGAGGGGCATCGTGTCTGGCTGGTTGACGCTGACAGACAAGGGAGCTCCAAGATTGCCATGAGCATTCGTGACCGGGCGGGCAACCTCCCGTTCATCCAGTGCGACCACTTGCCAGAATATAAGACTCTCGCTGAGCAAGTGAAGGCCAACGCCGCAAAGTTTGACCATGTGGTCATTGATGTGGGTGGTCGTGATTCTGCTGCCCTGCGCATCGCCCTAGGCTTGTCTCACATGGCGCTGATTCCATTCGCTCCGCGTACGCTGGACATGTGGGCTATGAACGACATTCAGGCGCTTGTGATTGAAGCCCGCAAAACAAACCCAAGCCTAAGAGCGGCCGCAATCCTGAGCTGCGCCGATAGCACTGGAACAGATAACAAAGACGCTGTAGAGGCTCTGGTGGGCTTCCCTGCGCTGGAGTACCTGGACGCGCCCATCCTGCGCCGCAAAGCTGTTGCCAACGCCATCGGGCAAGGTCTTTGCGTACTGGAGTCTTCACCGAAAGACAAAAAAGCCATACAAGAATTGAAGTGTCTTATTGGTTCTATCATAATTGCATGATACAATCATTACATAATCACTTCACATACATCATGAAACCAAACAAGTTCACAAGCACAGTCGATCCGCTGATTGCATTCGCTCAGGCTGCGCCCGACTCCGGCAAAGCTGCGCCTGTCGCTGAGCCTAAAAAAGAAAAGCCCATCACGTTGACCATGAGCGAGGAGCTGATTGAAAAACTCGGTGAAGCTGCCAAGTCGGTGGGACTGAGCCGCGCGGCATTTATCAAAACGACGCTTACCAAAGCTCTGGAGAAATAAGCCATGAGCCCATCAGAAATCGACCAAGTAACCAAAGCTCTGTTGATGCTGCGCAAAGGCAATGCCATGCACTTGAATGGTGACGCTGAGGCCGCTATCAGCCTGGAGCGTGAGGCGCGGGTGATCCTGGTGGGCCTGTTGCAGTCTGCTGGAGTTGACACAGACCAATTGAAATAACGGCACGCCCACCGCCGTTCTGGTGGGCAATGGCGGGGTAAGTAGGTGATCAGACCGTCTTACCCCTAATCAAAATGAAAAAGGATCTTTCAAAATGACTACGACAATTTTAAATCGCGCCCTGAACGAAATCAAAGAGGCTTACAACCTGGAGAACATGGGCATCCGAAGCCTTTTGATCTGCCTGGAAGATCTGATTTTGGAGGGCACTGATCCGGGCTGCACTTTGGGCCTGAACGATCCGGCGCACCCTGAGCAAAGAATGCATGCCCTCCTGCTAGCAGTACGCCGCCAGTTTGACGCGTCCGAGGTTCTGGTTAACAAGCTGACAAATGGGGTGCAAGCGTGAAGGCCCGCATATCCTCCGCAATTGGCCGCTTTGCTTTTAAGTGGGTTGATGTGCCTGTGGCTGGCATAACGCTGGCTGGGATCTGGCGCTGGATGTAACCCACTGAAAGACTGAGACATGGGGGCGGCATTCAGTGCCACCCCCCCCATCAAAAACAAAAGGGAGCGCATGGCAAAACGAGACGAAACCGTCCCCGAGGATCTGCTGATTCATATGAAAAAGCACGTCCCCGGCTTCTCTGATGAGTCTGAGCCGCATCAATTCGAGCTGGTTAGGATGATGTGGACGGGCGGTTCCAAGCTGCGCCAACACCACCATTTCAAAGACGCTATGAGCTTTGGTCACTCCGAGCTGGCCGCATCATTTGGCCGAAACAGCTTCAACGACTTAAACGAGCGCCTGGGCTTTTTTAGACAATCGGACAACTGGTCTATGTCTGACGGGTGGACAAAGGGATATTGGCTGTCCGAGAACATCGCGGCAATCAGGGCCGATTACTTGAACATGAAGTGGAGCAAGGTTACGCGCCTTCTAATGGCTGACGGTTCCGCACTCAAGAAGATCCCGGCCGCTGTAGCTTCGCAAGACATGGACGGCATCACGGTTAAGGCATGGAAAAACGCCCGAGAGCTGAACCGGGTTCGTGTTGACCTGGACACCTTGGGACGGCTGCGTCATTGGCTGGCATCCATCCGGGATGAGTGGAAAAAAGGAAACGCGCCTGTTGACCTGTTCACTCCTTACCCGGCACTGGAGGCTATCGAGCGCCTTCACGACATGACCGCCCAAGTGATCCGGCTGGCCAAGATTGACATTACCGGGCATGGCTACATCGCGCAACGCTACGTTATGGCCACAAGCGGTAGGCTTTACGCAAAGGACGTCAACCTTCAAACATGCCACACGCTTATTAAACAGGCCGCATTGTCTGGACTGTGGGAATACGACTTCGCAAACTGTCACTTTGACATCATGCAACAAATGGCCGCACGGCACGACCACACCTGTGACGCCATCGCCAGCTATCTAGCCAACAAGAAAGCCACCCGCGCCGCCATCGCTGAACAGGCTGGCATCAGTGTTGACCAGGCTAAGGTTTGTTTACTCGCCATCATGTATGGGGCTAAAGCATCCGAGCGCCTGGACAACGCCATCCCCGACGCCATCGGCCTGGACGCCGCCAAACGCCTGTATCAAGTGGATCTGTTCAACGGCATCAAAGAAGACGTAGGCAAGGCCCGCGCCATCATATTGAAGAACTGGAAGCGCACGGCGGCCGGTAGGCTTACCAACGCCATCGGGAAATCAATCGCTTCTACTGAGACACCGATTAAGCAAATCGCCCACCTGATCCAAGGTGCTGAGGCTAAAGCATTGATGACGGCGGTTGATATGTACCCGAACAGCATTGTTCTATTGCAGCATGACGGATTCGCATCGAATGACAAACTGGACGCCGCCGCCATCATGGAAGCCGTTTTCCATTCCACTGGCTACCGTTTGCATATGGAAGAAGAAGTGATCCGAGTTGATCCTGACGCCCAATTTATGAAGAACAGAATCAAAAACGAAATCGGCCGCTAGCCCTTTGTTTATGCGGGTTTCAGCCCTCCCTCTGTCAGTTAATACTGTGCCTGTCTTCCTCCCCTCTCCCTTCCCCTTATCCCCTGTATCCTGCCTTCCTGCCCCTAAATAGACCAAACGAACTTTTCGCACCTCTGTTTACTTGTTGATATTGAGCAAACAGAGCTGAGAGAAAAATCGGCGCTTCGCTGGTGGCACTGGCCTATCTGGATAGGTGAGCTGTCCCAAAACTTTGGGCAAGCTGCTGCACTTGTTGGGTGAGCAGATAGACCGGCTCAAAACTGAGCGCATCTAATAGATCAGCCGAAAACCCGGCGCATCATCCAAAACCCGCATCATCACTTCTGAGGACTGGGGTCTATCCACTTCTGGAGACACCGCCCGCCTGTCAATATTGACACCTGGACAACATGGCCCACCCTCAATCTGAGGCTTGGAAAAGATGACCTGAAGCATTAGGTTATTTCCAAAACCGACACCGTGTCGTATTTGACGCCCGCCGCTGAGTGGGTTTTTTTACGCCTTTTCACACTATCAGTTCATTTTGTGACTACTCAGTCACTTTTTAGTTGCATAGTTCACAAAAGCGTGCTACAACCGGGGCGTGTACACACAAATGCAACCTAGTTGCGTTAACCCTTAAGGAAAAACCCACAAATGACAATCGCTCAAATCCGCGAATCTCGCGCCGCCAAAGTTGCTGAAGCCCGCTCACTGCTGGCCAGCTCGCCCACCCTGACACCTGAAGCACAAACCAAATTTGACGCCATCAAAGCCGAAATCGTTTCGCTTGAAGGCCAAGAAGCCCGCGCCCAATTCATTGATGACGCTGAGCGCCGCTCGATGGGCCATGTGTCTGACAAGTCGGCCGCATCGCTGGAAAAGCAAATCAGCATCGTGGACGCCATCAACGCTCAGATTGAGAACCGCGCCCTGTCTGGTGCCCTGGCTGAGTACAACCAAGAGCAAAAGCGCAGCGGCACCCAAGCCCAAGGCGTACTGGTGCCACAAAGCCTGTTTGAGAAACGCGCAGCACAGACAACCACCACCGCAGCCGGTATCGTCCCTGAAGACTTCCGGGCTGACCAGTTTGTAGGTTTGCTCCGTAATGCCATGTTGGTTAAGAGTCTGGGCGCTCGTGTCCTGCCAAACCTGCGTGGCGACACTGTTATTCCGCGCCAAGCGACTACAGCCACCGCGCAATGGATCGCTGAAGGCACCGCCCTGACAGACAGTGGAATCACCTTTGACAACATCACATTGAAGCCTAAGCATGTGGGCGCAATCACTGAACTGTCTCGCCAGCTCCTGCAACAGTCAAACCCGGCCATCGAACAACTGGTGCGTGATGACTTCGTGCAAGTTGTCGGACTCGCCATTGACAAAGCCATGATTCACGGCAACGGCACCACCGCGCCTGAAGGCTTGCTGACCGCAGCCACCGGCACCGGCACGCTGGCTACCTTGTCATGGGTAACAGTGTTGAAAGTGCTGGAGGACTTGGCCCTTGTCAACGTCAACCCGAATGCCTGGCTGACACACCCGGCCATCGTGACCAAGCTCCGCGCCGCACTCAAGACCGCCGCCCTGCCTGGCTACCTGCTGGAGAACGGCCAAATGGCAAACCTGCCTGTCTACAGCACGAATCAGCTCGACGCTAAAGCAGGTTCGCCAAACAAAGGCCGAATCATCGTGGGCGACTTTTCCGAGATGGTTGTCGGGACGTGGGGCAGTGTTGACGTGCTGGCCAACCCCTACGCCGAAGGCCCTTACAGCCGGGGCGCTGTGCAAGTGCGAATTCTCACGACGATGGACATGGTTCCGCGCCGAGAAAACGCCTTCGCCATCATCGAAGACTTGGCACTGTAAGGAGCAAACGAATGAAGCTCGAATTTCGCTCTGGTGAACTCCGGGCTTCATCGCCTGGCAAGTTGTCTGGTTATGTTGCGCGTTTCGGTTCGGAAACCCGGATAGGCGACTTCTTCGAACGCGTCATGCCTGGTGCGTTTCGCGCATCGTTGGCAGATGGCCGCAACATCATTGCCCTGGCAGACCATGACCGCCGCGCTTTGCTGGGAAGCACGGCAAGCGGCACCTTGTCATTACGCGAGGACGGGCAGGGACTGGCTTTCGAGCTGGCCCTGCCCGATACCTCTGTTGGCCGGGATATAGCGGTTTTAGTAGAGCGCCGCGACATCGCCGGATGCTCTTTTGGTTTCACTGTGCCGGATGGTGGGGACGTGTGGCTAGACCGTGGAGATGGTTCGATGTTGCGTGAGCTGCGCAATGTGAGCCTGGCTGAAATCACTGTGACGGCCCAACCAGCCTACGCTGACACCGCGCTCGCCCTGCGCTCTAGACCCATCCAGCAAACCCATGTTGACCTGGACAACGTGATTAAAAACAACCTTTGGCTGAGTACAACATGGGCTTAATTACACGCATCGCCAGTACGCTGGGCTTTGAGAAACGCGCCAACGGTGACGGCTACTTTGAGGCATTCGGGGCACTGCGCACCGGCACCGCTGTGACACCCGAATCAGCGCAATCAGTAGCGGCCTGTTATGCGGCTGTAGCGGCCATCAGTGAGGCCATTGGCTCCTTGCCCTTGCACCTCTATCGCCGCGAGGGTGAAGACCGCCTAAAGGCTACAGACCACCCGCTCTACTCAGTGTTGCATCACGCGCCCAACGGCCAACAATCAGCGGTTGAGCTGCGCGAGTGGCTCACGTCCTGCATGTTGCTTCGCGGCAATGGTTACGCCCGAATAATCCGGGGCTATGACGGCCAAGTCAGGGAGCTGCAACCGCTGGCACCTGAACGGGTAACGGTACTGCGCAAGGGTGACGGCATCGGCGGATACGACTACACAGACCGCGACGGCAAGATAGAGCGCCTGTTACCGGCTGAGGTGTTTCATTTGAGGCACCGCGCTGGTGCTGATCCATTGATCGGCGTGAGTCCCATCCAAGCGGCCCGCGCTGTCCTGGAGCTGGCTATCAGTGAGGCTGACCACGGCACGGCCACATTCAACAACGGCACCCGCCTGAGTGGATTGCTCAAGGTGCCCGGCGTACTCAAGGCTGAACAGAAGGCGCAACTGGCTACGAGCTGGAACAGTCAACACGCGGGCGGCACCAACCACGGCAAGACGGCCATTCTTGAATCAGGGGTGGAGTATCAAACGTTGAGCATGAGCCTTGAAGATGCCGATTGGGTTCAGGCCCGCCGGTTCAGCACTGAGGAAGTGGCAAGGATTTTTAAGATCCCGCCGGTTTTGATCGGTGATCTGTCTCACGCCAACTTCTCCAACTCTGTGGAAATGGCCCGCTGGTTCATCGTGCATACGCTGGGCCGATACATGACCGCTTGGGAACAGGCCATTAGTCGCCAGCTACTCACGCCAGCCGGGGCACGGATCTACTTTGCCGAACACAGCGCAGACGCAATGCTTAGGGGTGACTCTACCGGACGCGCATCGTTCTATGAGTCCGGCATACGAGCTGGCTGGATGTTGCCATCAGAAGCTAGACGCCTGGAGAACCTGAAAACGATTGAAGGGATTGATGATGTCCAAGTTACCAATGCTGCAACCGCGCCTAGCAACGCTTGACCCATTCAAGAACGTCAAGATGCTAGACACCAAAAAGAAACCCTGGCTCAAGCTGGAAGACATTAAGACGGCACGATGGACAAAGGCGGGCAACGGTCGATTGATCCCGCTGAACAGTGCGGCATGGAAGAAGCTCCGCGCCACTGTGTTGGCAGAAGAACCACTCTGTCGGATGTGCTTTGCCCGAGGTTTAGTCGTGGTGGCTACAGACGTTGACCACATGCGGGGCGCTGCTGACAACTCACGCGACGCGCTCCAGCCACTCTGCCATGAATGCCACTCTCGCAAGACTGCCAAGGACATGGGCGGCAATGTGCGTATGGGCTGCGCTACTGATGGCACGCCACTGGACGTAGGGCACCACTGGAACAAGGCAGCAGCGCCCGTTCTGGTGCGTCCTGTCAGTGCTGTGGTGGACGCGTCCGAAAGATCGCCAGCAACCGATGGCCACGAACCGCTTAGTCTTAGTGACGTAATCGCTAAATCCGAAAGTGTGGCATGAAAACAACGCCCAAGCGCAACCGCTCAGACTCTGCCAGTGCTGCCATTCGCG